AAGATCTCCTTCGCTCGTACCAAGTTGCTGTCTTACCCGTTTCCACGCAAACCCACCTTTAAGGTGGATCTTGGCAGTCAGAGATTGTTTTCTGCTGCCTCCCTACTTCGACAACTGTTGAGGTAGCTAACCCGCTCTCTCACGAGAGTAACATATGAGGTGACTCATGGCAGCCAGCAATATTGTACTTGCTGATGCACAGGCGACCCCTGTGAACCATACGTTTGTTCCTTTGGGACCAGACAAGGATGGTGCATTCTGGTTTGAAGACCAAAGTCAAGCATCGCCGATCGGCTACTGGCGAATCAGTTATCAACTGAAACGCCCGCCGGTTAGTGCTGCTGGTCAGAACTCTAACCAACGCACTTTCCGTGCCGTTATCGGACTGCACGAGCCGATTCTTGAGAATGTGACTAACAACACAGTTTCAGGTATCGCGCCAGCACCGACGATATCATACGTTCCGAGAAGCTTTTCGGAATTTGTGATGCCGGAACGGGCTTCTTTGCAGAACCGTAAGGATCTGCGAAAGATGACGAACCTTCTACTGGCGGAGTCGCAACTGATTTCGCTAGTGGAGAATCTCGTTACCCCGTACTAACGGAGGACTTTTAATGCGCAAGCCAGGCAGTGATGCCATGGAGAACGTTGTTCGTTCTCTGTGCGAACGTATTGACAGTCCAAGGTCTCTATCGGTATGGTTGTGTTACAAATACAACCAGGAGGCTCTTTTGGAGCTTCCCTTGGCCGATCCTGCAGACAGCGACTCTGAGAGGTTTATGCTGGACTACTTCGTCACCGAGTACTTATCAAAGTATAAGGGGTTGAAGTTATCCCGCGATCTCTTTAGAGTCGCACTCGATAAGTGGAAACTTACCGAACAGCAATGCGCAGAGACCAATAAGCTTTTCCGGGCATATCAGCTTCGACCTTCTACGGGTCGCGTTGACTCTGCACTCTTCAGTGCACAACGTAAAATAGCTGCCGTACTCGGGAGGCTTTGTCTTCCAGTCGTGTTGTCTGACTGCAAGTGGGGACCCGGCGCTACCTTCGACATGAGTCGTGAGGTGGCTACGCCGGACAAAAAGATTTCACAAGCAATTTCGGTAACCCCAGCAGCTCTTGGTTATCTCAGGGCTGTTGTGGAGTCGGACCCGCATTGGGCGTGGTGCTTTCTGGGGTGTTTTCCAGAGGGCCCATTCTCGCTTACTCCTAATTGTTTTAACTTAGTTAGGGGTTCGCGGTTTCTGACTGTACCGAAATCCGCCAAAACTGATCGATGTATCGCGGCTGAGCCCACTGGTAATGGTTTCTTACAACAGGGGGTTCATGCTTACATGCGTCGGCGGTTGAAGCGGTTTGGTATCGATCTAGACGATCAGTCTATCAACCAAAGGCGCGCGCAGGATGCGTTCGCCGGTCAGTTGTCGACGCTTGATTTAAGCGCCGCGTCCGATACCATCTCTCGTGAATTGGTCTATCACCTCCTGCCCGTTGACTGGGCGCTATTCCTCGATTCCCTCCGATCACCTGAAACTCGGGTGGAAGGAGAGTGGATCAGAACTGAGAAGTTCGTGTCCATGGGGAACGCGTTTTGCTTCGAGCTGGAGACTCTCATCTTCTGGGCTCTTGCGAGCTCGGTTGCTGAGAATCTTAGTGATGTAGACTGTGTGACCGTCTATGGAGACGACTTGATCGTGCCAAGGAGGTCCTTCGACAGTGTAGTAGAAATTCTCACTGTCTGCGGGTTCTCCGTTAACACGAAAAAGTCATTCAAGGACGGGAACTTTTTCGAATCCTGTGGAAAGCATTACCACAAGGGTGTCGATGTCACACCAGTCTACCAGAAGGAATGTTTGCTTCATCCTTCTGAGATTGTACGCGCACATAACCGGCTTTTGCGGTTTAGTGAGCGGCTGCCCTTAGACAAAAGGTTCATTGTCGAAAGTGCAACCAAGCGATTAGCAAACAGCTACCCGCTTCGTCCGTTCCCGAGGATACCTTTCGGTGTTCCCGAGGACGGCGGCTTCTTGCGACCCCTTAGTGATTTCTCACTAGATCGAAATCATGGTTATCGTTGCCATGTGCTCGACTACGTGCCCCGGATTTCTGAGGCACGTGAGGACGCTTTGTACGCGTACAAACTTCGTCGGTTTGTCCAGCAGAATCCGCGTAATAACGGCCATGCTGGAAATTCCACGAAGGGGACCTGGCGAACGAAAGTTCGCTGGATTCCCGAGAGTGCAACACGCTTGTCCTAGCAAACGATTAGCTAGGTTGGAGGGACTATAGGTCCTACAAAGTGGATGAAGGCTGC